ATTAAATCTGTAATTATCTTTCACCCATTGTTTAATAGCATCACAATTTGTTGTTGTTTGATGATGAGTTTCTCCTGAATGTACATGCAATACTTTATGTTTAAGCATTGGATGTGTATCAAGATAACTAACAAAATCCTCACATAATTGCTGTGCTAATAATATTCTAGGTGCAACGATTACAATGGTTTTTCTATCTGGGTCTTTTAAAATTACATCCCAGTCACAACTATTAAATTCACGCTCTGCATCTTTAATCATGCACATAGTCTTACCACCACCAGTGGGGACTATGATTTGACCTTTATTCTTTTGACGCAGAGCATCAATTACTGTTGCTTGATGTTCACGAAGTTCAATCATTAAATAACAATCAATACAGTAATTATACCATAGAAATTACTTTAACGCCATCACAGACGCTTCTAGGTACATTATAGGGACAGTTTAGACGTACCAGTTATTATAACTTAAAATTGTAATGTGATATTGGTTTCTCTTTTCCCTGCTGAATATCTTTCACTAATCTTTGACCTGATCTTCTAATCTTTCTTCTTTCATGTGCAGTATATCCACTTGCTTTTTGTGGTTTATAATCAGGATGTACTGATTTCTTCTTCTTCGCTAACAATTTATCTGCTGCTTTCTTCAAGTCTTTCTTATCTTTTCCACCAGATTTACCTGCCATTCTTTCTGCTCTTGCTTTCTTTTGTTGCTCTCTAGGTGATAACGAAGCACTCCCTCTTTCTTTAGTTGGTTGTTGTTGTCTTGCAGTTGCCGTACCTTTAGGTCTTTGAGAACCCGCATCTTTACGTTGTTTATAATCTTTTGCTGGTGCAGTCTTACCACCACCTATTGCCTTAACTCTTGCTTTTGGTTTATCTCCTTTAGAATGTGGTGATGGTAAATTCTTTTCTTGTTTTTTACGGTCAGCACCAATTTTCTCACCACCTCGGTGACTTTTACCCGTACCATGTCCCAGACCTTCCTTATCTTTAAGTTCGTCTGCTTCAGTAATAAACTGTTGAAAAGATTTCATTTATAATTTATACACTATAATCTATTTATTATTAGCATCATTCAACATTTCTTTCACTCTTTCTCTTCTTAATTTTAATAGTTCAGTATATCTTTTAGATTGTTCACTTGTAAAAACAAATGCTTGTTTTCTCCAAGTTTCTTTTAATTCATTCATTTCTTTTAATACTGATGATGACTTCATAATAAATTGTTAATTATATTATAGGGACAGTTTAGACGTACCAGTTAATATCATTTAGTTTTTCTGTGTTGTGCAATATAATTTCTTGCAGATGATTCATTTCTACAATATTTCAATATTTGTCCTTCATGTACTATTGCTAATTTAGTCTTACTTCCCATAACTGGAACAGCATAGTATCCATAAGGAGTGCTAAATCCATGTTCGCAATCTTTATAGAATCTATGGATAGATTGTAGTTCTTTCTTATCAGTCATTAGCAAATAGTTACTTTTCTTTCATTTAATCTCTTCTGTATTAGTTTACCATAATCTTCATGCAATTCGCAACCTATGTAATCTCTACCTAATTCTTTTGCTACAAATGCAGTTGTACCTGATCCCATAAATGGGTCAAGTATAATATCATTCTTTTCACTACCAGCAAGTATGCAAGGTTTAATTAAATCAGGTGGATATACTGCAAAATGAGTATCTTTATATCCTTTTTTGTTTATATTCCATACACTTCGCTTACGTCTTGTTGGTTCTTTAATTGCATCAACATCAAAATAATAGTTCTGATTCTTACTTAATAGGAAGATATATTCGTGGGATTTAGTACATCTATCTCTTACACTTTCTGGCATTGGATTAGGTTTATGCCATATAATATCCTGCCTTAAATACCATCCATCTACTCTCAATGCAAATGCTAACATCCAAGGTATTCCAATTAAATCTTTTTCTTTTAACCCATCTAATTTATTACCTCGCCTTGCACATTTGTCTGGTAAATCTTGTTTAGTCTTACTCATAGATTGTTTCACTAATGCTTGCCCTTTTCCAGGTCTATAGTTATAATAACTATCACCAATGTTTAACCATAATGTTCCATCTTCTGTTAGATTATTTCTTACCTCTCGGAATACTTCTACTAATTTTTGAATATACTCTTCTGGAGATTCTTCTAATCCTATCTGACAATCCTCCCCTCCATAGTTTCTTAATCCATAATAAGGTGGAGATGTGATGCAACACCTTGCTTTTTCATCAAATTCTTTAAGAGTTTGGAGACAATCTCCAAATAATATAGTATCCCTCATAATTTTGTAATGTCAACAGGAAGTAAAGATAATCTATCAAGTGCAATATTATAATATTCACGATCTCTTTCAATACCAATAAACTTTCTATTAGTATTATTACATGCAACACCAGTAGTTCCTGATCCCATACATGGGTCAAGAATAGTATCACCTTCATTTGAATATGTTCTAATTAAATATTCAAATAGTGCAATAGGCTTCTGGGTTGGATGTAATTTACCCTCACCTTCTGCGGTCTTAAAGTATAACACACTACGAGGGTATCTCTTCCCTTCAGTATCTTTTACATGCACTGCTTTAGTTTGTTTACCGTATGCTTCAGTATCTCTAACTGCTTTACCTTTATCATAAGGTACACCAGTTGTAAATTGTGGATTATATGTAGTTTGTTTCTTATAAAATACCACAATATCTTCATGTGCTTTTAATGGTTGTTTCTTTGCATTAAGATAACCACTTGCTTTTGATTTCTCCCATATTAATGTATATTTAAAATCCTTATAGTTGGATGATATTAATTTACTGGTAAATGGTTGTGCAGCAGTTGATATAATAGCAGAATTTGGTTTACATATTCTATCTACATGTTTCCAGAATGTAGGATAATCTATAATAGTATCCCACTCATTTCTCTTATTAAGTGTACCATAAGGAAAATCTGTCAATATTAAATTAATACTTTCATCTTCAATCTTATCGAAGAGATGAAACATATCATCATTATATAAATTCATCTATGTAACCATTGTATGAAACTATTATACACCTTATTGTCAAGATTGAAATCTTCTCTATACTTTTCTTTATAAATTGGTCTGGAAGATGATCTCTTTCTTTGAGGATTAACAAAGAAGATCTTTACATCTTTACCTGTAATCTTCTTAAAAAATGCTGGATAATATGCAAAAGGTGCATCACCACAGGCATTTTGACCTGCAAATATAGCATATTCTACATTATCAGGAACATCAGGTGATTGATCCAATTCTATAAAATCAAGTATTGCACGTTTAAGATAACAAGCATCCAAATATGTCTTTGATTCTATTGCTTTAGTCATCTTACCATTTTTATATACATGCCAATCAACTTGTAGATTCTTTAATCTATATCCATTAACTTCTTCTGTTTTAACGTAATCATTCTTCTTTGCATCTAACTCTAATCTATCACAAGTTCTCTTAATTAGATTCTCATACACGAGTCCAGACGCATTTCTAGCATTTCCACCACCACCTTGATGATGAATCTCTGGAAGAGCATCAACTTCTTTATTGTATTGTTCAACAATAGTAGTCATCATAAAAATCTATCTCACTATAGGGACAGTTTAGACGTACCAGTTAGTGTACATCATCATACTGTGAATAATGTTGACAATTCTTTGTTTCTCTTTTTTTCACGAACTTTAATTGATGCCAATGTGTATCATAACATAATAATAATGTATGAATCTTTTTATGTTCCATTGGTTTACCACTAGAATACATACATTCAGGTTTATCCCGAACACCAGTTTCTATTGTAATATATCTTGCAACTGGTTTCCATCCTGCTTTAACTCTTGCTTCATTATCAACTTCATCACCCTTAAAATATACCCAACCTTCATCTTTACCATACTCCCCTCTATCCCAAACGACATAATCGTTGACTTCTGGTTCGTAATTAGGCATCTGGCACTGCTCTTAATCTATTAGGATTTACATTACCAGTTTGAACAAACCAATTTAATTTATCATCACATTGTTCTTTAGTCAATTGAGTTGTAGAGTTATCAACTAAAGTCCAACCTTCAGTTGTTAGTTCCTCTATTCTATAGAGTTTTGCCATTGTAAATTGAATAGTTATTTTATATATTATAAAGAAAAATACCAAGAATGTCAAACGACAAACTCGGCAATATAATAATCAACAGTGATTTCTAATTTTGCTGCTTCCCTCTCACAATCCTCAATGAAATTGTTAATCATTTCATCAGTTTGATTGATTGATTGTTCATCAGACATTGGAATCCTCCTTACAAGTACAAGCTTTTGAAATGTTGCGAAGTTTTAGATAAATGTTTGTCCAAAACTCCGTACCCTCTTCAGATAACTCTATGTTGCTATTCTCAAGGGATACTTCAGATAATGCTGTTAATTCTTCTTTAGTTAAATCAACTAGCACAATTTACCTCCTAATTCATAATAAAAAAGCTAGCGGATGTTAGTTCTTTCTTCGGTTGCGATCCGAGAGGCACATCCATCTCCTCGTAAGTGATAAAGTGGGAGAAACATTACGGGTAAGTAATTTTAATTAAACGTCATGTCTC